ATGAGACAAGCGGTGCGGTCCAACCACACCACGTTAGCAAATAGATTCCGCGCCGCTGGGCATCCGGAACTTGTAAAATTACTGGAGAGTTAACATGCCTATTAGCATAACAACCGCAATGCCCACCAGCTTCAAAGTTGAGCTGCTCAAGGGCGTACACAACTTCACTGCGTCTACAGGTAACACCTTTAAGATTGCTCTGCTCAAGGCTGCTGCTGCAGGTTCTGGCACCTTTGGCGCTGCGACTACTGCTTACGGTAACCTTGGTTCTGATGAACTAGGAAACGGCAGTGGTTACACCACGGGCGGCAACACCTTGGTTTCCGTCACTCCGGTGGCAGATGGCACCACGGCAATATGTGACTTCTCGGACACTACGTGGAGCGCAGCGACGTTTACCACCTCTGGCGCGTTGATTTACAACGATACCGCTGCTGGCGATCCTGCGTGTGCGGTGTTGAGTTTTGGTGGCGACCAGACAGTAAGTTCCGGCGACTTCCAGATTCAATTTCCTGCTGCTGCAGCCGCAACCGCGATTATTCGCATAGCGTGATAGGGGATGCCCTGTGACTACGGTGAATCTTGGCCCTGTTTGGGGCGGTGGCCCGTGGAGTAACGGGGCTTGGAGTGATAACGGTGCCTCTGTCTCCGCTACAGGAGCTATAGGCACTGTATCCTTTAAAATAGATGCCGTTGTTGCAGTGGCGGGTGTTAGCTCAACCGGAGCTGTTGGCACTGTAGACCTTGCATATGATTTTGCCTTCACACCAACTGGTGTAGAGGGCACGGGTCAGGTTGGCACTGCAGGTGTGCCAAAGACCGTTTATCTAGACGGATGGGGTGTACTTGGCTGGGGAGAAGATCCGTGGGGGCAGAACTCTATATCTGTCTCTGGGGCAGGGGCAGTTGGCACCGTATCCATAGCCGTAAACGAAAACATAATCCCTACTGGGGTTAGTGGAACGGGTAATGTAGGCACGGTCCTTGTTGTAGTTGGCGATGCCATCGTACCTGTTGGTGTTGCGGGTGCAGGCGCAGTCGGGAATGTAGTAACAAACTACAGCAGCGTTCAAATCCCAACCGGCGTACAAGGCGTCGGTGAAATAGGCGGCTTTGAAGTACAGGTTGATGACATTGTCATCCCGGTTGGTGTGCAGGGCGCAGGCGCAATAGGCGCCGTTGTTGTTTTAATTGCGGAGTTGGTCGTCCCAGACGGCGTTCAAGGTACAGGTGCAATAGGCACTGCAGTTGCCCGGGTTTCGTTTGCCGTGTCTGGTGTTGAAGGCACAGGCGCAGCAGGGAGCGTTAAACCTGTTCTGTACCCCAATATCACTGGTGTACAAGGCAGCGGGGCAGTTGGCACTGTTATCCCAGCCTATGATACGAATGTTGTTGCCCCAAGCGTAGCTGGAACAGGCGCCGTAGGCAGTGTAGTATCGCTGGTTAGGAAAACGGTTACGGGAACTGCCGGCACTGGTAATATAGGCACTGTTTCCCTTAGGGTAGATGACATAGTCACCCCCACAGGCGTTGCTGGAGTTGGCGCAATCGGCAATGTCAGAATAATTGGTTGGAACATCGTAAACGATGCACAGACGCCGAACTGGAATGAAGTAAATGATGTTCAAACCCCGAATTGGATTGAAGTGGACGACGCCGCTTAGGAGCTAACATGGCAACTTTTGCAAATGATTTACGACTGAAGGAAATCGCCACGGGCGACGAGTCGGGTACATGGGGCACCAGCACCAACACCAACCTCGCCCTGATCGCTGACGCGTTTAGCCTTGGCACCAAGCAGATGGCCGCTGACACCAACGAAACATTCACGATGCCGGATGCGACGGCGGACGGTACTCGCTCGCTGTACTTGAAGATTACCTCTGCGGTGTCCTTGACTGTAACGCGCACCGTGACACTGGCGCCGAACACGGTGTCCAAGGTCTGGATCATTGAGAACGCTACGAGCGGCAGTCAGTCGATAACGATATCACAAGGCTCAGGTGCTACGGTAACCATTGCGACCGGCACAAAGGCGATGATAGTAACCGACGGTGCAGGCGGTGGTGCGGCAGTTACGCTGGCTAACCCCACGGTGAGTTTGGCTACGGGCGTTACGGGCACATTGCCAATCGCCAACGGCGGTACGGGCACTACCTCTACAACCTTTGCCAACCTGACCACCAATGTCACGGGTACTTTGCCGACCGCCAACGGCGGTACGGGTATTACTTCGTTTGGCACAGGTGTAGCTACAGCCCTCGGCGCAAACATAAACACCACTGGTGGATACGTTACTCAGTCAGGTACTTTAGCTGCAAGTGCCATAGTGCTTGGTGGTGGCTCTGCTGCTGCGGTTACCTCTACCACAACAGGTACAGGTGTAGTTACGGCTGTTGGCACTGCGGTTAACACGACGGGTGGTTTAGTCACACAGTCTGGAACGCTTGCTGCAAACAACGTGCTTTTGGGTGGCGGTTCCGCTGCGGCGGTTACCTCATCAAACCTGCTTGCTACGTCCGCAGCAGTAACGTCGGGCACTTATATACAAGCAATTGGCTACGCAGACACGGTCGTAGCCTTGGGTAACACCAGCACAGCTATAAACCTTGATGTTGTGTCGGGCGGTGTTTTCACGGCCACGCTTACAGGTAGTGCTACCATCACGCTTCGCTATCCAGTAGCTACGGGCGCATCCTCGTTTACACTCATTTTGACTAACGATGCCACGGCGGGTAGAACTGTTGCATGGGCAGGTGGCTCGTTCAAGTTTCCCGGTGGAGCAGCAACTTTATCCAGAACCACCACAGCAAATGCCATAGACATATGGGTGTTTTTTACCCCAGATGGCGGGACCACGTACTACGGCAATATCGCCATGAAAGATGTTAAAGCTTAATTTTAAGGAGAAGCAACATGAGCTTAGACGCTAACCAGCAGTTCCAGATTGACCTTGAAAACCAACGCCACACAAATCAACTTGCGTCCGAAGCAAAACGCGCAAAGCTGGAAGCCGTGCGATTGGCGAAAGAAATTCTGGTTGAAAACGCACGTAGTTTGCCTGCGGATTCTAGGGAAGTTACAGCAGCTGCTGTCACTGCGTTTGCCACAACTCTTGTGAACTACGTGAACGGCTGATGGAAAGCTTTGCTTACTTTCCCACGTTTGTCTATCGAGACGAGAGACCTGATTTTATAGATCAGGTTTTGCCGTTATGCAATGCGCGTCTTGATGAGGTGCGAAGTCCTGACTACCCCGTATGTCAATCGGGGCATTTGGGTCTATACATGGAAGCTCGAGAGTTGTCTGACTACCTGCTGGTGTCGGCAACCGAGATACTGCGAAGCCAAGGTTACGCAGTGGAGAAGTACGACTTTTCCGTGTATGGATTGTGGGCACAAGAGGTTAAACGCGGGGGCGGCACTAATGTGCACGTACATAAGAATAGCCAGATTTGTGGTTGGTTCTTTTTAGATGCTGTTGAAGGCGCAGCGTATCCTGTTTACCACGACACGCGCATGAACAAGGCGATGGTGGAGCTGGATTTTGAGCAAGATGGGGACGTAAGCGCCGCAACTAACTCAATTCATTTTAATAATATAGTGCCGGGGACTGTTTTGTTTAGCAACTCATGGGTAAACCATCAACTGGTTAGCGGCAATTCTGAAGCCCCTATGAAGTGCATACATTTCATCATCACGCACAAGGACAAGCCATGCAGCACGTGTTAACGCCCTATTCAATGCCCATAGAACCTTTTGTTTGGTGGGAGGGGGCTTTTAACGAGCAGGAACTTAACTGGCTTCAAGAACAGGCTATTAAGGCAGAAAACCAAGCGCAAGTTGGTGGCAACCCCACAGGGGAAGCCTTAGCTAAAATACGCCGTTCTCAAGTGTCATGGCTGAACAAAACGCCAGACACAGCTTGGGTGTTTGAAAAACTGGCTCATGCAGCATCCTCATTAAACGCACAGTATTATCGGTTTGATCTAACGGGTTTTACTGAACCGCTGCAGTTGACCAATTATAATCAGTCGGAAAAAGGCATGTACGGCTGGCATCTAGACTACGGTGGGAAGTTAAGCCCCAGTAGAAAGTTAAGCATGGTGTTGCAACTGACAGACCCAAGCCAATACGAAGGTGGTAACTTGCAGATACTGACCAGTGGGGAGCCGGTCAACGTGCGTAAGCAGCGTGGGCTAATAGCGGCGTTTCCCTCCTACGTGCTGCACCAAGTTACCCCCGTGACCAGCGGTAGCCGCCAATCGTTAGTAACATGGATATCGGGACCGGCATTTAAATGAACATAGAACATAAAGATTTTATTGGCATTTATAAGGGCGTTTTCCCTGAAGGGTATTGTCAGCATCTAATCAACGAATTTGAACGGCTAATTGATTCTGGCGCAGGTAATAATCGCCAACAGGGCGAGGGCGCAGCAAAGCACCGCAAAAACGACATGCAGCTTGGACTTAATTTTGGTGTCCACACTGCTGCGCACTTTAACGACGTGCCCGCAGAGCGTGTCTTTTTTGATGGGCTGCAAAAATGTTATGACGATTACACGGAGCAGTTTTCCGTACTTAAAGACGGCAAAATTAGTGGCACCGCGATGAAAATGCAACGCACCTCACCCGGCGGTGGCTATCATGTCTGGCACGGCGAGCAGGGTAATGGTACTCACGCGGAGCGCGTTCTTGTGTACATGTTGTACCTAAACGATCTGGGTGAAACCGACGGCGGAGAGACTGAGTTCCTGTACCAGCGTACCCGTATCCGCCCGCAAGAAAATACAATGGTTGTATGGCCTGCGGCCTTTACTCACGCGCATCGTGGCAATACGGTACTGGGCGAGCAGAGTAAATACATCGTAACAGGTTGGTTCTACTATGAATGAGGTGACATATGCCCGCTGGAACTCCTAAAGTAACCGGGTTTGGTGGTAAAGCCATCGTTCCCGGTGGAAGCCAAACATTTAATACGTCAGGAACTTGGCCTGCGCCTGCGGGTATTACAACGGTAAGCGTTACAGGGAAAGGGGGAACCGGCAACCCCGGGAATGCTGGGGCTGCCGGGAATGTCAGTGGGGGTTCTGGAGGGGGTAATGGAGGGCCTTATTACTTTTTAACATGGTGTAGTTCTTATTGCTATTACGCCTTTACCCCCGGACCGGGTAATATAATATCGGCTGGATGCGGAGGCCCGGGAGGTCTCGGGGCCAGCGGCACCTCTGCAGCCGGGAATCCGGGGACGAGTGGTACAGCCGGTAGCAGCCCATCATCCAGTGCATTAGGTGTTACACTCCCCGGTGGAGCTGCTGGTAATGGAGGTAATGGAGGGTCGGGGGGGCCCAGTATAAGCATAGGATCCGGTGGGGGTTTCGGCCAAACATTTTGTGGCGGTCCCTGTGGCGGCGTAACTAACCCGGGACCGGGAGGTCCTTGTGGGTGTTTCGGAGGTAGTGGCTTTTCCGGAAGTCCTAGCAGAGGTGGTGCCGGCGGCGGCGGTGCTGGCGCAGTTTTTGCCGGTTGTCCGGCGACCGCAAATTGCCAAGGCTTAGGCGGTTGTCGACCATTCGGGGGGGGCACTGGCGGCGGTGTACAAAACTCACCTTCCGGTCCCGGCTTTCCGGGCACCCCCGCAGCCTTCGGCTATGCACGAGCTGGTGGAGGGGGAGGGGGTGGTGCTCTGGGAAATAACACAGGCGGCGGAGGGGGTGCTGGAGGACGTAGAGGTGCGCTAGGCAATCCGGGGAATCCGGGAAATCCGGGTAGTACAGCAAATCCAACTACTCAAAATGGAGTAAGCGTCACGGGGGGGACCTCATACCCAATAACTGTTCCGTCTGGGGGTCAAGTTGTTGTTTCATGGAATCCACAATGAATAAACGTATTATGCAACAAAACGCACTTAATGAAGCTAATAGCCGTGCGCGTTCTGTGACCGTAGGAACATGTTTTGGTGGGACTACGGAGCTAACCATGCGTAGGGGAGACGGGACATTTACGTTTGCCATTTTGCAACCTGTAGAAACTATTGAGTTAATCCACCAGCTTGCGGCAAATGTTGGCTGTCATCTACAACTTGCCCCACGTAAAGATTTTGCATCGTGGCGAGACTGGAAGTATACGGAGGAAGAGCTGGCTAACTATCGTGGTATTCAAAACTTGCCCGGAGTTGGTCACCCTCCACACGTAAACGACATGGCTCCACACATGGCCGTTGGAGCTAACCTCCCTCCGCCTGAACAACAACCCGGACTTCAACCTGCCTTGATGGCGAAGGAGACACAAGATGAGCAAACTATGGCAACTGAAAAAACTCTCTAGCGGCGAAGCACTAAACGAACCGCAAAGACTACCTGAGAACTGGGGACCTATCTTTGGTCTCGCTGGGTTTGTTGACAAGATTGGCGACTTGAGCTGGTTGGGTGACGCGTACAACGACACTGGCTGGGTTATTGTGGGAGATGCTCCTGCGCTGCCTACTGCCTCTACCAAAGCCGAATTGGAATGGGAACAAGCAAAGCAACGACTGCGCGACTCCGACTGGGCGATGCTTTCTGATGTGCCGATGACCTCCGGGGACAAGGCTCTGTGGATCGAGTACCGCCGTGCGCTGCGTGATATCCGTTTACAGTCTGGCTTTCCTAACGACATTCAGTGGCCGTCGAGTCCTGAGTGAACAAGTACACGATCCGGTTTAACAAGTCCCGTGGGCAACAGGGGCGCGGATCGTTAGAGCATGTCTGGCGTGTTTTTGAGAACGACAATGAAGTACTTGCTCGACACGTTAGGATAGAATGTAGGTCTTGGACAGAGCTGGATAAGAACGGTGTGGATTTTAACGTCGCCTGCTACGGTCAAAGAATGCTGTTCTACAGCGACACCGACACCGTTGTTATCTTAGAAGAGTAGGAGTGAATCGTGGACATAGACGAAGGCGCGTTACGCAAGATCATTAGAGAAGAGATGAAGTCGGCTCTGAAGGAAGTCGGTCTGCACGATGAAGAGGCCGGTGACGATGTACGCGACTTGCGTAGTCTGATTACTGACTGGCGCGGCATCAAGAAAACTGTCCTGAACACGCTGGCGAAAGCTGGCACGTTGTTCGTCCTTGGCCTGCTGATGCTCGGTGCATGGGGCAAATTTAACGGAGGTGGTAACGAATGAACGACGAAACCCCACAACGCTACGAGACTGCAAAAGAAGTCGCGGGCAAAGCTATCGGCCAATACGGTCTGATGTACATCACGGCTATTGTGCTGATTGGTGTCGGCTCGTCCTACTTCTTATCTGAAGGCGCGATCACTGCCGTGATGACAATGATCGGCGGTGCGCTTGTAGCCCTGATTAACATGATGAACGGGATTGCCGGAACTCAAGAAAAGCCCGAGCGTCCTGAGTTTGAAGTGATTCAACACCTGATTGCCAAGCTTGCTGAGAAAGAGCCACCGATGCGCGTCGATGTTAAAAACGGCGAAGTCACCGTCCGAAAGGGCGATGACGTTACTGAGCTGAAGTAGTAGAGGTGTGCCATGCTTGATCCGGTTTCCGCGCTTGCGATTGCTACCTCTGCCTACAAGGTCATTAAACGTGGCATTGAGATGGGGCGTGAGCTGGAAGACATGGGCGGCCAGTTGGGGACTTGGTTTAAGGCTGTGTCCGATGTTAAGAACGCGGAGGAAGAGGCCAAAGACCCGCCGTTATTTAAAAAGCTCATGTTCTCCGGCAGTGTTGAGCAAGAAGCGATGCAGGCACTTGTAGCCCGAAAGAAAATTGAGCAGCAAGAGAAAGAACTGCGTGAATTAATAGTCTACAAATGGGGCGTTGAGGAGTACACGGCAATGATGCGTGATCGCGCCAAGATTAAAGACACGCGGGAAAGAGCGACGCTCAACCAGCGGCGCAAGATGCGTAAGTTCATTGCAAACACACTGACGATTATTGCCATCTTGGGATTAGTCGGTGCAATAGTCGCTTTTGGTATCGGCATTATTCAGAATCTGGGGTAAATACTATGTTGAGTTTAATATCAAGTTTGATGGGTTTTGCTGCCGGTGGTTTGCCGAAGGTACTGGATTTTGTACAAGACCGTGGCGACAAGAAGCACGAACTGGCTCTGATGGCGGCGAACCGTGAGCGCGAGATTGCGCTGGCGAAAGAAGGTTTTATTGCCCAAGCCCGTGTCGAGGAGATTAAGACCGATCAGATTGCAATGCAGACACAGGCGCAGGAAAAGCTCGCTATGTGGAAGCACGACATGAAGATTGGTGAGGGTGCCAGCACGTGGGTGATCAACCTAAGAGCCTCTGTGCGACCCGTCGTCACGTACCTGTTTGTAGGTCTCTTGATCGTGGTGGACGTTGCCGGCATCTGGTACGCCTACTCAACGGGTGTCGCGTTTGCGGTAGCAATGGACATGGTCTTCTCTGATGACGAGATGGCAATCCTTGCTGCAATTATCAGTTTTTGGTTCGGGTCGCAGGCTTTCAGTAAGAAATGAGTACATCTGAAGCGGGTATTCAGTTGATCAAGTCTTTCGAGGGTTGTCACGCCATGCCGTACAAGTGCCCCGCTGCGCTGTGGACGATTGCCTACGGCCATGTGCTGTACCCTGATCAAGCGCGGTTGAAGAACGACGAGAGAGCCAACTACCCGCTCAAAGTTGAGCACAATAGGACGTTTTCCGGTGATGAGATTGATACGTTGCTTGAGAAAGATTTACAACGCTTTGAGGCAGGGGTACTACGACTATGTCCTGCTAGCGTTGATAATCAGTGCCATCTTGACGCGCTGGTCAGCTTTGCGTTCAATGTGGGGTTAGGGAACTTGCAGTCATCCACCCTAAGAATGAAGTACAATCGTGGCGACTACGATGGCGCAGCAGAAGAGTTCCTCAAATGGAACAAGGCCGGCGGCAAGGTGCTGAACGGTCTAGTCAGACGTAGAGAGGCCGAAAGAGCTTTATTCTTATCTGGGGGTTAAATGTATCTTATAAGCAACATCCCGTACTTTAAGTGCTGGGTGCGCAAAGAGTTTACCAACGGTCATCAAAACTACCACGGCGAGTACGTCCATGCGCTAGCGGTTGCGGTTACTACGATGCCTGACAGGTGTCTGTCGTTTCAACTGATCTTTACCGGGTGTGAAGCCGACGACGGCAGTCAACCCAACGTGCACGGCGGGGCGATGTGGGCACGTATGCCCATCACAGCTTTGGTTGGCGACATACCGCTGGAAGAGTGGCCGGAAAGGATGGAAACGCACTTTGTGCAGCCGTGGGATTGTAGCTCTTATCACCACAGTATCATCTCCATCGACCGGGCTAAACCGTCCCAGTGGATGTGCAAGATCAACAATCAGTTCTTCAAGGGTCGCTATTTGTTTACGGTTGACTACGCTGAGAGCGAAGTGGCTGAAGACCCTGCACAGCACAAGCAAACCCATGTCCTGATCTTAACTGATGCTGGTAAATGGACGGGTAACATCGTAGCATTGCCGAACAACAGAGTCCGTGTCACTAGCCCCGCGTATTGGGTAACAGGTGAAGGCGCACCGGACTTTAAACCGAGTCAGTGGATACACTGCGCAGAGCAAGACGATTCGTATCTGGACCCCAATGTAACTTTTAACAATCTGTATGCGGAGAGCGAAAATGATGAAAGCTAAAGGTATGGCAGCAGGCGGCATGACTGCTAAGGGCATGAAAGCAGGCGGCGCAATGAAGATGGTTGAAAAGGACGGCAAGAAAGTCCCAGCATTTGCAGCAGATGGCAAGGGCAAGATGGCCGAAGGCGGCATGATGAAGAAAGGCTACGCAGCTGGCGGCATGGCTACCAAGGGCGGCGCTGCGGGCGGCAAGTCAAAAGTTCGTGGCGCTGGTGTGGCTATCAAGGGCACACGTCCTGCAAAAATGATGTAAAGGGCTTAGATGGCGTACTTTAGACTGACCCTTGCTCCCGGCATCGATAAGCAAAACACGGAATACGGTGCCGAGGGCGGCTGGACGAACTGCGATAACGTGCGGTTTCGCTATGGCCTGCCCGAGAAAATAGGGGGTTGGCAGTACTTCGAGAACGACGAGGTCTATCTTGTGGGCATGGCAAGCGAGGTCTTTACATGGACCAGCTTGTCGGGCATACCGCATGTTATCGTTGGCACCACTCGCAAACTGTACGTCAGTGCAAACGGGGTGTGGAGCGACATAACGCCCCTACGAGACACCACCCCTGCAGGTGCTGTGACCTTTCTTGCGACGAACGGATCTACTGTCCTTACCGTAAGTGATACGTCCCACGGCGCTATTGTAGGCGACTTTGTTAAGTTTTCAGGCGCGGCAAGCTTAGGTGGCGTGATCACTGCTGCCGTACTCAACGCTGAGTACGAAGTGACGTCTGTTGTAGGCGTAAACAGCTACACGGTCACTTTACCTATCGCGGCAAATTCCTCGGACAGCGGCAACGGCGGCGCAAGTGTTGTTGGTGCTTACCAGATAAACGTCGGCAGCGATGTCAACTTCTTCGACTTCGGTTGGGGTGTGGGCACATGGGGACTAGAGTCGTGGGGAACCCCGCGCACCGTCAGCACAAGTGTGGCGCTGCAGTCTCGGGTTTGGCAGTTTGACAACTTTGGCGAAGACGCTATTTGTCAGCTTGTTGACGGCAAAACATTCCTGTGGAATCTCAGTGCTGGGGTCAATACTCGCGCTGCCGTACTCTCTGGCGCCCCTGTTAAGAGCAAGTACGCGCTGCTGTCTACGCCAGACAGGCACTTGGTATGCTTTGGCACCGACACTGTGATTGGCGATGCCACCACACAAGATCCGATGTTTGTTCGCTTCTCAAACCAAGAGGACATCACGGTCTTTGTCGAGTCCGCTACGAACACGGCTGGCGGTCAACGGCTCACGGACGGCAATACGATTGTCTCGGCCATCCGCTCACGCGGCCAGATACTCATTTTCA